CGAGAAGTAGGTAAGAAACCCTTCCTAAGAACCTTAAGGATATCTGTTGAACCATCACTCTTATACTGAGCTTCAAGATCTTTCCCAACTGGGAAACCTTGACGATCAAGTATCTCGAGTAGTGGAAACAGACCCTTAAGCTCCCTGTCGGGAGTTAGGATATCCTTCACTGTCCCAGATTTCCTGGAAATATCTACAGTACGTAGATAGCCAGGAGTCGGGGACCGATAGCTCCTCCTTTCGGAGAAGTTACCGGGGGTTACAGTGTGATCCCAAAGCAGCTCCTCCAAACCGTTTAACCGGTCTGAAAGAGAAATGCCCTTGGGGTTCAATCCTAAACCGAAAGGTTCGGGTAAGGAGAGGATCTCCTTCACTACTCTCTGTTGGTGAGTAGGTAAGAGTGCCACGTAAAGTGGGTTATTCTTACATACTTCCACACAGTTTTGAGTAGTGAGTTCCCTCCACTTATCTTGTGATATCACTTCAGAACTGGTGATGATCTTACCTCCAAACTCAGCACATTGGTTACTCGCCAATGACTTTGTAGGAGATATGGGAACATCCCAAGAAGACAAGATGCGTCTATAAGAGACAGCCAGATCCGGATCGAAAATCACCACATCATCTCCAATCACTGCAAAGGGTAGCCGTGAGGCTATCTCCGCAAAGGTGGAGGCTGATCTAGTGAAAGTCACCGGAATCCCCGCTAGACTATACAAAAGGGCAAGTTGTCCTAATGTAAAGGCAGCGAAGGATGGGTGCAAGCCCAACGGCTGACCAACACTCCAACGATAGTACTTACCATCAGGAGCGAGCCAAGAGCCACGAGAAACCCCTTCGAAATAACCAATAAGTTCACCCATATCGGGCGCAAGCCCTTTGAGGATGAACATCTGGTATTCCAAAGGAAAGTTGTTCGTGGCATCGCTCAGGTCAATCGAGTCAACCCAAGAACCTTTTTCAAGTGCATCCATGACCCGGAGAATTCCGGAATCCTGATCATGCACATAAGATCCTGGAAGACTTTTTAAAGTTTCCCAGAGTCTAATTGAAAGAGGCCATAGGGCAGACTGGTGCGCCCTGAACGGATTTGCTATGGCTCGAAGCTTGAAACCCGGCTCCTGGATGAAGCTAATCTTACCAACCAGATCTTCAGGAAATTTCTTTCTCAGAGCCGCTAAACGCGGATCGAGAATGAAATTCTTACTGTCGTTCTGATGGGAAGGATGTAACTCTCTCCAGAGGTAGGGTGGGAGCCTGTTAAGGAGGGAATTCTGTAGAAAAGGTGAGAAGTAAGCCGAGGTAAGATGTTCTTTTAAGGAACAATCCGACTCGACTACTGTCACCAATCTATAGTCTTCCTTTCCAGGAACTTTCCTGAAAATGGGAGCACGTCGGGTCTCGGATGATGACCAGTCGAAGAGGGTTGGACCCCTCAAGACTATGTCATTCCATGAGTCGCGAATACGCCCATGCGGTGCAGTAAAAGCGTTGGAGTAGAGGTTCTCTTTAGATCGACCTTCAGATAACCAAGAATAGGTAGTGATCTTACCACTAACAGGATCTTCCTGAGGGAAGAATCCAGTTGGAGGAAGAACTGCCTTATACTTGTTTATAGGAGGCCGTTGCATCGAGGTGAAGAACTTCGATAGTTGTTTCTCAGTAGGTTGTTTTGCAACAAACTGGGAATACACCATCAGAGCTCCTATCACAAGTTTCCGATCCTTCAGTTTAAAGAGAGTTCCCCATGGACCGACTGGTTTGGAATTTCGGTGTTGGAAATATGGGGGATGGTACTCTAATTCACCCGAAAGGTGCTTCAGATACCAGACCTTGATTTCTTTCAACCGGGATATCGTCCATTCTAGTCCGGATTTCTCTTCCCATTCTTGTATCTTGGATCCAATCTGAGATGCAAGAGAGGGATGAAGGCCGAGGACAACGAGGCGGTGGACTGAGGATGCGTAAGCTTGCCTTAAAGGCATAGTGATGCTCCTTATTTGGGATTCTCACACTCACGATACTCGAACAGATGTATCGTTGCCCCGGTCAGCTCTTTCCTAAAGTGTAAA